GACCAGACTGCGTCCGCCGACCAGGTCACCACGGAGACCGGTGTGGATCAGACTGGTGCTGAAGGAAAAACAAACAACGCGAATTCCTCCGACAGCACAAAGTCCGAGGTTGAGTTGATTACCGTCTCCGTCAGGCACACGACGATCTATCCGGTTTACCGCCGGGCTGGCCTTGTCCTTCGCGGGATAGCGAAAGAGGAACGGGTGACCGCTGAGCAGCTCGAAACGCTCAAGGCCGATCCGTGGGTCGAGGTAAAAGAGGTGGCGACGAAATGACGCCCCTGCTGAGCGTGGAAGAATTGGCCGCGCGGTTTCCGCCGAATACGCTCCCGCTGGGTGCCGACGGCGAGACGCTCGATAGCGATCGGATTGGCCTTGCTATCTGCGAAGCGACCGGCGTTATTGTGACGTACCTCCCGTGGCTTCTGGACTCGACCACGTCGGATATCGCGTTGCCGCTTCCCGCTCAGTTCGCGGATACCCTTTTGGGTATCTGCGCCGACCTCGCCCTCTATCGCCTTACCGATTCGGTTTCCTCGTCCGAAGATTCCCGCGCCCATTACACGAGCAATCTTAAATTGCTCGATACGATCGGTCGGGAACATCAGGGGGGGCTCGTCGGCCCCGATTATCAGGAGGCGAGCATCGTCGAACCGGATGAGTCCGCCGGTATCCCGGACGGACGGTTCTGGAAGAAAGGCGGGGTGCTCTGATGTCGGGCGCGGCCGTTTCTTTCGACGTTCGCGAGATCGATTCCCTTTCACAGCGTCTTTCCGGTCTCGCTCTTGACGCGGGCGATCGTCGCCGGTTGCTCACCGATCTTGGAGTCGAACTTGAGGCCCAGATTGTCGAGCGATTCGATACAAAAAAGGCACCGGACGGTACGGCTTGGCAGGCATTAAGCGAACGATACGCGGCCTTCCTCGCCGAGAAGTTTCCCGGCGCCCGCCCACAACTCGTCGTCACAGGCGAATTGCGGGATACCGTCGAATCGCAACCGGGAGACTGGGAAGTTCTTGCCGGTGCGACGAAGATATACGCCGCCCGGCAAAACTTCGGTTACGAGGATAAGACTCCTGCACGTACCTTCATCGGTATCAGCCTTGAAAACGAACGCGAACTACTCGCCGTCGTCGACGAGGCTTTGAAAGTGAAAATATCGGAGGCCGCCAAATGAGCATGATTTCCTACGCCGATATACGATCCGAAGCCGTGACATACCTGAAAAAGGTTTTCGCCAAGGCGAAAGGGTTAACCGTCGACGCACATCCCGGCATCTTCGATGTCGAGGAGCTGAAACGCATTGCGATTCGAGCCCCGGCGATTCTCACCGGACTGATGGACATCGACGCGAATGACAATCACAAGCTCAAGTTTTCTACATGGATCGTCGTTCGCGGTTCGACCAAAGACACCCTGTTTGATTCGGCGCTCCGATACCTCTCCGTCGTGATTCCGGCACTCAAGGAGATCGACGCGGAATGGAGCGATGGTGGCGCTACAGACGTGTCGGCGCGGAACCTGTTCAATGCCTCGACCGCCACGCTGAACGTTGGAATATGGGTTGTCGTCTGGTCATGGAATGTGCGCGGGGAATGCATACAGGTAGTGGATGACGAGACCATCGGCGGTATCTTGCTGCCCGATGAACTCGGGAATTTTGAAGGATATGACGCCGAGCATGAGGTCGGCACCACGAGTGTCGACGAAAGCGTGACGCTCTAAAACAAGGAGTTAAATTTGTCTATTACGTTTACCCAGATACCCGACGATCTTCTGGTTCCGGGTCAATATCAGGAAATCGACAATTCCGCCGCAGGCGAATCCGATGAGGTAAAGAAAGTCCTCTTTATCGGCGTGAAAACGTCGGCAGGATCGGTTGCGGCGGGAAAGGTGTCGGCCCTTTCAAGCGAATCGAATATCCGGGCCCGCTTCGGTGAAGGCTCGCCCCTCTCGGTTATGGCGCAGAACTTCCTTGCCCTGAACACGACCGAGAAGCTCTACGGGCTCGGTCTTGCGGAACTCGCGGCGGGCATCAAGGCGGTAAAGTCGCTCACCTTTGGCGGTCCCGCAACCGAGGCGGGAACCTTTGTCCGCTATATCACCGGGCGAAAGGTTTCCATCAGCGTCGCGAACGCGGGGACACCCGCAGAAATGGCGGCGGCCTTCGTGGCGGCGGCACAGTCCCTGCGCGACATGGAAGTTGACCTTTCCGTCGACGCCACGAATACCGCGAAGGTGCTTATGACCGCCCTGACGAAAGGCGTAAACGGTAACTACATCACCTGCGTTGCCGGTCTCTACGGGGAGGCAGACCCGGCGGGCGTTACGGCGACATTTGAAACCGTTACCCAAGGCGCGGGCAATCCCGACGTGTCGACCGTGCTCGCGGCGATCGGCGAGACGAAATACCACTACATAATCACCGATCTCGCGGACGCGGCGAATATCATCACCCTCGCAGCCGAATTGAAGAGCCGCTACAGCGGAACCCGCCAGATCGACGGTCGTCTGTTCGTAGCCCTTTGCGGCGAGGACGGCGACGAGAGTACTGAAGGCTCGATCATCAAACAGGCGACTGCGAACTCGCCGCATATCGTGTACATTCCGCGCGGCACGAACCCGCAAACGCCTGCCGTTTGGGCCGGTCGCTTCGCCGCTCCGCTCGTCCGCCGTCTTGCGGACGATCCGGCGGCGAATACCACAGATATCGAAGTCGACGGTCTCATCGTTACGCAGGAACGGAACGCGACCGCGCGCGGAAAACTTCTGGGAGCAGGAGTCGCGACCTATCGAACGTCCTCAACCGGCACCGTCCTGATCGAGCGCGTGGTTACGAGTTATACGACGAATACGGACGGCGATCGCGACACGAGTTACCTCGATATTCAGGTCGTCGAGACGATATCGGCTATTCGCGCTTATATCAACTCTACCGCACGGACGCGGTACAAGACCTGGAAGCTGGCAGAGACATCTGAAAACTTCGGCTCGGGTGCAAAGGTCATGACGCCGGAAATATGGAAAGGTTTCCTGGTCGAAATCTATCAGGAAGTCTTTATCAAGGAAAAACAGTGGTGCCAGGATCTTGAGTCCTACAAAGCAACTATCCTCGCCGAGGTCGCTTCCAAGAGTCGGTTGAACTGGCAGCATAAACCGACCCTGATCGGTCAGTTCTATATCGGCGTTGGCCTTACCCAGTTCGATTAAAGGAGAACGCATGAAACTTCTGAAAGTAAAACGGGTGTTGTCCGCTTCATTGGGAGAACTCCCGCTGAAGGCGGGCGGTAACACCTTCAAGCCGGCATCGTATAAGCGTGAAACGAAGGAAGCCGAAACGCACGAGAATATCGGTTATACCGAAACGCCGACTGCCGCCGAGCTGAAGGTTTCTCTTCAGGCAACTATGGACCCGTCGAAGTTCGCGGAGCTGTCGAACGACACGCTCACGGTATTTATTGACGGAGGCGGTCAGCACGTAATGCCGAACGCTTGGGCAACGGACGCGGTTGAACTCGGCGACGGGGAAATGACCGTTACCTTCAACTGCGGAAAGAGCCAGAAGGTATAAGGGAGGACACCCATGATCTACGCGTTGAAAACGCCGATTACGTTCGGGGAACGAACGGTAAAAGAACTCGATATCACCGATCGTCCGAAGGTAAAAAACCTGCTTGCGATGGATACCTATACCGACGGGAGCGTCGCCCAGATGATCGCGCTCATCGGCAGCCTGACGAACGAATCGATTCTGCTTATCAACGAGCTCGAGCCCGAAGATTATGCGGAAATTCGTTACCGCGCAAACAATATCTATCAGCGGTTCGTATATCGGCAGGTACCTGTCGAAGAGAAGGCAGAGAAGAAGGACGACCCTACGAAAGCGACAGCGGCGCAGGGCTGTCTGTCGGAGAAATAGCGAGAACGATCCGGGAAATGTGCGTCGACTTGATGCACTTCCTTCCCGGATTGTCCTATCAAGAAATAAAGGAAATGGACTGGCCGGATTTGTCGGCGTGGTATGACACGGTGATGGACCGGTACGGGCCAGCGGAGTAATATGGGCGATACGATACGCGCGGGCGTCGCGCTTTCATTAAAAGGCGATTTTTCCGCTGGGATAAAAAAGGCGGGGGCCGATGCCAAGGGCTTCGGGGACGGCGTATCGGCATCGTTAAAAAAAGTCGACGGGGTTCTTTCCGGCGTCTCGAGTAAAATCGCGGCGCTTGGCATTTCCATCGGCGCGGCTGCCGCCGTTAAGAACACCATTGACTTTGACGACAAGATGACACGGCTCGGCATCACGGCGGACATCAGTGCCGAACGGGTCGATGCGCTCAAGAAGAAAATGTGGGAGACCGCGCAGGCTCCCGATATCAAAATAAACGTCGATTCACTTAATGAAGCCATGGACCAAGTTCTTGAGCGTACCGGCGACATAGAGTTTGCAGAAAGCAATCTTCGAGCAATGGGACTCGCCATTCAGGCGACAGGCGCAAGCGGAGCCGATATTGGAGGCCTTTTCGCTGAGTTCCAGAAGATGAAGCTCGGTGCGGATGACGCGATAAAATCACTAGACCTTCTTACTCT